CCGCTTCAGAATTAAATGAGTGGGTTGCATATTTTAAAATTATATCGGAGGTGAAAGATGGCTGATTTAGGTCAACTTACCGTACGGATAGACAGTGACACAAGCGGTTTGCAAACTGGTCTAAACAGGACTAGTACAGCTGTAAAAAAAGCTGGTAAAGCTATAGGAGGGTTTGCGCTTGCTGCAGGTGTAGCAATGACAGGGGTAAGTGTAAAAGCTATTTCTTTAGCTGCTGATGCTGAGGAAGTACAAAATAAGTTTGATGTAACTTTTAAAACATTAAGCGAAGATGCTGAAGCTTGGGCTGATACTTGGTCTAGTGCAGTAGGACGTTCTAAAAATGAAACAAAGAAATTTATATCTAACATAGCGGATTTACAACAAGGTTTAGGTATGACAGAAGAAAGTTCTTTAGATTTAGCACAGAAAATAGTAGAACTTGGTACAGATTTAGCTAGTTTTAACAATGTTAACGATGCTACAGCTATTGAAGCGGTTACTAAAGCTATGTTAGGCGAAGCTGAGAGTGCAAAACAATTAGGCTTATTACTTAATGTTGATAGAGTCAAAGAGTTTGCTGCAGCACAAGGGTTAGTATTTAAAGAGTTAACAGATTCAGAAAAGGCGCTTTTGACTTACGAATTAGCTGTAACACAATCTCAAAACGCTATAGGTGATGCTGAAAGGTCAAGTGGATCATTTACTAACCAACTAAAAGAATTAAAAGCTGGACTTGCAGATAACGCTGCGGAGTTTGGTGAGAAACTTTTACCTATGGCTACTAAGTTAATAACTTATCTTAATGATACAGCTATACCAGTAGTGCTAAAAATGACTGATGATTTTATTGCTTTTGCACAAGATGCAAAACCAGTAGTTGAAGAAACTTTTAACACTATAGTAGATGTAGCTACTGAAATGTGGGAATATTTTAATGACAATATACTACCAATAATATTAGAACTTAAAGAAACAGCTATAGAAGTGTTTGAAGCTATTAAACCAGTTGCTATAGACATGTTTGAAGTCATTGTAGAAAAGGCTACTATATGGTGGAACTTCTTTACTGAGAACATATTGCCTGTAATTGAAAAGTTGCACAGTACAGCCATTAAATTATTTCCGATCGTTCAAGATATTGCAGTAACAGCTTTTGAAGGTATCAAAACAACAGCTATGATCTTATGGGGAGTGTTTGAAAATAACCTTTTACCTATCATTAAAGCAGTTTTTAACTTTGTAAATGACAACTGGGGAGTGTTTGAAACTATTATAGTCACAGCTTTTACAGTAATTAAAGTTGCTTTAGATGTAGCTATAACAGTATTCACTACGTTCTGGGATAGTCTTAGACAAGGATTTGACTATGTACAAACTGTTTTTTCAACCATAAGCGACATTATAGGCCTTGCATTTGATAATGTAGTCACTTCTGTTCAGAATGTAATAGATGTATTTACAAGGGTAAAAGATACTATTCAAAAAGCTATTGATGCACTGAAAGAGTTCTTCAAACAAGAGAAAAAAGGCGATAGCGACTCTAGTGGTGGACGTGGTGAAAAGGGTGGCTCTAATACTGTAAGAGGTCAAAGAGCGTTTGGCGGAGCAGTAAAAGCTGGGGAATCCTATTTAATTAATGAAGGTTCTGGCGGTGAAATATTCACACCATCAACAAACGGTACAGTTTCCCCAGGTATGGGTAATGTAACTATAAATGTTAACGGTGCTGGTGATCCGTATGTAATTGCTAATCAAATCGTAACAATTCTAAATACACAAGGTGTCAAATCGAGGTGACAACATGCTTAGCTTAACAATAGGCGGTGTGAGTTACTCAGCTATGGGCGGTACGCTAAACATTAACGATAATATTAATGCAAGGTCTACCGCTTCTTTTTCTATAATGACTGGTGACTCAATACAAGCTGGACAAGAAGTATTAATATATGATGATGCTACTTTAATATTTGGAGGTACAATTGAAACCTACAGATTAACTTACTTACAAGGTGGCACGGAAACAAGTAGGCGGAAATGGGATATAAGTTGTGTAGACTTTAATCAAATTGGTGATAGGAGGCGCGTGGCTGCTTCTTACGTAGGTCAAAGTGTTACAACCATAGTAACCGACATAGTAACTAATTTCATGGCAGGTGAAGGTATTACAGTTGGTACAATAACAGAGGGTTCTACAATAATAGAACAAGCTGTATTTAATTACTTAACTGTGACAGAAGCGCTTGACTATATACGTGATGTAACAGCTCTTAACTGGAATATTGGTTATAATAAGGTTTTAACTCTGTTTAAAAGAGAAGATAATTTAGACCTTGAAATTAATGACGGTAACTGTTTTACTATTACATTAGAAGAAACACGCCACGATTACAGAAACGAACAATTAATAAGGGCTGGCGACAGTACAACAGAAGTACAAGTGGATGAAGTGCCATCACCTAAGCCTGATGGAGAATCGAAAGTATTTACAGTTAGATTCCCACTAGCAACTAAACCAGGTATTAAAATTAACTCTGTAAGTGTACCAAGTGGCGATATAGGCATTTTAGGACTAGACGTTAATAAAGAGTGGTACTGGCAGAAAGGTTCTAAGAACATTACACAAGACCTTACAGATACTAATTTAACATCAAGTGACACAATAGAAATATCATACCAAGGACTTAAACCAATCATAGTAAGAGCGGATAACCCAGCAGCGCAAAACTCTAGAGCGTTAATAGAAGGCGGTACTGGTATATATACCGAAATAGAATCACAGCCATCTATCGATACTAAAACTGGGGCTTTAGAATTTGCTAACGGTTTACTGCAAAAGTACGGTGAGATTCCACGTAAAGTATCTGTAACTTTAGATTCTAAACGTACAGCAGGAACGATAGTTCAAGTGCAATCTGACAACCTTGGTATTAACGAAGACTTTTTAGTAACTAACGTGTCAATCTATGACTTTGATGGATGCGGGACTTTAAGGTATAATGTAACTGGGGATAGTGGCGAAGATGTAGGTACTTGGATTGATTTCTTTAGAAACTTAAAACCTAAAGATTTAATCATAAGAGATAACGAAGTTTTAGTGCTTCTACAAGTTATTACTGAAACTAGTGGCTGGACTGGCACAACTAATATTAAGGTATCAGATGCGCTATATCCAAGCAATTCGCTATACCCAAGTAACACGCTATACCCTAACGGAAATCTACAGGAGGAATACAATGTCTTTGATTAATTTTTTTGGTTATATTGGTGAGTTTGACATAAAAGTCAAAGAGAATCAAGTTATAACTGAAGAACATCATATTAATAATAGGATCACAGATGTAGCTTTAAATAAAATTATTAACATACTTGATAACATAGATCCCGACCTTGATATTAAATACATCGCAATAGGAACATCAAACGCACCTATTAACGATTCAGACACGCAATTAGGCGCTGAAATATGGAGGGGTCAACCAATATCAAGTGTTAACAACGCAACAGGCCAATTTGTTACTAACTTTACCGTGTTAGATAGTGAAGCGGTAGGTGATTGGGAGGAAATTGGAATTTTCTGTGGCGATGCAGCGACAGGAACAGCTAACACTGGCACAATGTTATCGAGGATTCTATTTAGCAGAACCAAAACAGCACTAGAAGAAATCGAGGTTTCCAGAACTGACAGAGTAGTCAGAAACTAGCTTCAAGCCAATATTAGCAATAATATTTATAAAGCATATTTATATTTTGAAGGTAAGCAACACCAAAAGTCGTTTTCATGCAAAACCAGAGGTAAACAGGAGGCTTACGAAATGGCAAAACAAGCACGATTGCAAATGGAAAAAGATCACAATATTAAGGTGGTGAGAAACTAATGGCTTATACAAAAACTACATGGAATAACAATTTACCTCCATCAATTAACGCTACTAATTTGAACAACATAGAAACAGGCATAGATAACCTTAATACAGGGGTTGATTCTGCTGGTAACGCTTTAAAGTTAGGCGGTTTACTACCTTCTGTATTTGCACGACTCGATGTAAATAACGAGTTTACAGGCAACAGGCAAATTA